TAGTCATTCAAAACATGATCTGACTTGGCACTATTTGTTTTCAAATAATGTTCGTAGTAATTACGTTTAGATTCTTCAAGGTCAAAACTAGACTTAGGCGTATCTCGTATAACTTTATATAGTGGATGCATAAGTTTGTCCATCATACGAACACTCATTTCTTCAACGATTACTTCCATATCTTCACCATTTGCAATACGTTGTAGAGCGTGGCCATGTTCAAATAAACGAACACGCTCTACCCAAGAACCATACGATTCATTTTCTAGTCTGCGCACTGCGTACCGTTTCCATTCTTGAAGCCGACTGTGCCACCTTCTTCTTTGATTCGTTTAATAACATCCTCAAAAAGAATAGGCCTAAAATCAGTTTGTTCTACGCAAACACAATGATATCTATTATCAATTTCATATTTACCCCATACCTCCGACATTACTCGATTGGCATGAAGATGTCCATGAATGTTTGTTCCAAAACGACTTAGGCTTTCTGGGTGAATAGGAATATGACTAAGGATCATTCCGTCCATTACATGATATGCACGAAGCTCTCGGAAGAACTGCCTGTATTCATCGTCTCTAAAAATATCGTGGTTACCTCTGATTAGAACTTTATCACCGTTCAAACGCCACAATGTCTTTAGCGCTTTGCGGTTAATGACCACATCGCCAAGGTGATAGACTTTGTCATTTGGTCTAACAGTTTCATTCCAACGGCGAACCATTTCCTCATCCATTTCGTCTGGATTATCCCATGGACGAAGTTTAGTAACGCCGTCATTACGCATGAATCGGCACACGCCTGCATGACCAAAATGAGTATCGCTAACTAGAAAAACTGATGGCATTTAAACTCTCCAAATTTCCTTAAAACCTTCTTCTTCGGTTGGCATCTCAAAACTTGCCAACATTCCTTCTATTATAACCCAGGGTATTTCTTTACCTGGACGACTATCTAATCTGCGTCTCAGTTCAATCCTTGACGGTGTTTCAAATACTACGGCAATTGCATAATAATTAGGAAGCATATTAAACTTACGCTTACGACTTGCTACGGTTGTAGAGGTCTGATCCCAGATTATATCCTTGCCAATACTTTTAGCATCATTAACTGCACCTGCCATTCTTGATACTGCTATTGGCATATATTCTTCGAACACTTCAGAATATGTTTTACCAACCGACGCCGCCCATTCTTCTACGTATTGATCTGTAGAAATATGAGCACAATCTTTTGCCCAGTCTTGCTCTTTGACCCAGGTAGATTTACCTGAACCTGGAACTCCGACTAGTACATATAATTTATTTTGTTTCATGTCCATATTATAACACCAAAAAGAAACCCTGTCAACCGACAGGGCACTTGTAAAGATTGGTTATTTTTGTGTCAGGAAACCAATCAAACCCCGTGAGCACAGCCCATCCTGTTTTCGTGTCAGCGGATCCAGAAGGCAAAGCCATTTACAGGTCTGGAATATTTGGAGCGGGCGATGGGAATCGAACCCACGACTTTAGCTTGGAAGGCTAAGGTAATACCATTTTACGACACCCGCATTAAATTAGAAGCTGCGTGAATATTGTAGACGCCATGCATCTTTTTCTTCATCTTTCCATGTGCGGCTCCAACGAACTGCAACAGAATCTTTCTTAGTAACAGCGTAACTTACTGCTACATGACCGCGAGTAGTTTCATAGTTATTAGATGTTTCAAAAGCATTACGATATCTACCACCGATATCACCAGTAAAACCATTGCTAAGTGGAATTTTAGTACCAACATCTAGAGCATAATGGCTAAAATGTTTTGAGCTAGTAATTCGTTCACCTAAGCGACCGCCTACATAGAATGTGCCGAAAGATTGTCTTACTCGAACTTCTGCGCCATCGGTAATTGAACCATTGCCCAATTTTGCTTGGCCTGTTTCTAGCTTGATGCTATAATCTCTAGCGCCGTCTTTTATACCAGCAACCAAAGCGCCTTTAATATTATCTGCGTTTGTTGCACGATTGTGCTCGTCTGAATATTCAATAGATGAATAACCCTGGGCAAAAACTGCACCAGCACTCAATAGCATAGCTACTGTCAAAAACTTAATTGTATTTTTCAATCAAAAACTCCTGTTAATTTAAATTTAAATTGGTAGCTTATTCTGTTACGAGGAAAGCTACCGAAACCCTAAGCAGTGTTTAGGCTGCTAATGCTTAAAATTACGTTTGACATATATATTATATAATGAAAGGAACAATATGTCTACTGGTTTTATTTATATATGGAGAGATAAAATAAGAAATATGTACTATATAGGATCGCACACCGGTTTAAAAGATGATGGTTATATTTCATCTTCTAATTGGTTAACTCATGAAATAAAATTTCGACCAAACGATTTTAAAAGAAGGATCTTAAAAGTATTGAACGTAAAGGATTTAAAACTTGAAGAATATCGATTAATAAAAATGATAAAAGATCATGAATTCGGTAAAAAATATTATAATTTAAAATGTGGTGCACCTAAAGGAAATATTCCTGTAAATAAAGGCATACCTATGTCTTTAGAACAACGCCAAAAATTAAGTGATGCTAAAAAGGGCAAAACTGCATGGAACAAAGGTAAACCAAATCCGAATGCTGCGCAAAATGCTCGCAAAGGCGCATCTAAATTATCGGCAAAAGTTACTGGAAGAAAAATGGTTACTAGACCAGATGGTTCCAGAACTTGGAATTATTAGCTAGTTGATTCTGTTTCCAAGTTCAACTAGCAAAACTCAGATAGCAATCAAGCTACCATTAGAAACTGTTCGTCGTTTGCATTTACGTTTTTTGCTTCTGCGACCGAGCTTCGTCTTTCTACACTATGGGTATAGCGACTAAAGTTACCTCAATCCTACGGTTTTCACATTACCGTGCTGTCCACTCTGTTACTCTTTGCCCTGTCGAAACTATGCAGGCCCGTCAGAAAGAATTTAACTTTTACAATACACCTCTTTACATTTAGTACAGGAAATGTCTAACAACTTGATGTCAAATATTTCCATTTCTAAATGTTTACAACATTTGTCCTTACAATTCTTACAGTCTAAATTACCTAAGCTATCATAAACACATATAGTGTCAGAACAAAACATTCCAGAATTTCTATTAGGAAAGTTTCTACAACAACTAGGTCGAACTTCGTATATACTACAAAGTTCATTTTCATCTAAGTATGGACAACTTATTGCCATCAAATTCCTTTTGGTGGACCTGGGGGGATTCGCACCCCCGTCCAGAACACTTTTCTCTTTGCTTCATACAGCAATAACTTATCCTATTAATAAGCTGGCTTTGAATATGGGCCTCCTTGTGCATTATCATAAAATGACATTTCTGCCGCCGGTGTGTATATTATATACACAAAACCCGCTCCACCATTTCCACCATACGCTTGCGTATCCGCTCCTCCACCGCCCCCGCCTCCTAGGCTACCAGCTTGAGGAGAATAACGACCTGCATCTCCACCATAACAGTTAGGAGCAATGGATGGCCATTGATTTAGAGTATTAATACCTGGACGATAAGACGAAAGACTTGCGGGTACTGCAGTATTTACTCCTTTAGCACCGACACCATATGTGAATACTGCAGAAACAGATTGTCCGTTATATAAACTAGCTCGTTTTCTATCCATACTTATACAACCTCCGCCTGCAGAATTCCATCTTAAGCCTCTGGCTGAAATAGATGCAGTGCCGCCAGAACCACCTGTTATATCTGAATAACCAAATCCTCTGCCATCCCCGGTTCCTCCAGCGCCACCATAACCTATTGCACTATCTGAGCCCGCGCCTTGATTTTCTTGTCCAGATCCTCCAGATCCTCCGTAGCCATAACCATTAACATATGAAGATGTGGTACCTATAAAAGATGTGGTTGATCCATTACCGCCAGTTCTTGCAGAATTCATTCCCGCAAGAACTCCGGCACCGCCTGCCCCTATAGTTATTTTCCAGGGCCCATTTGCAGCAAAGGCTGCTCCTGATATACGACCATAACCTGTGCCGCCAGCTCCACCGCCTCCAGCAGCTGCTACACCGGAGTTCCAGTATGGATCATTGGCTCCTGCGCTACCGCCAGCTCCACCTCCACCTACTATCCAGAATTCTACAAGTTCAGCATTTGGGTGCAATGAAGTATAATTATTGGTAGAGGTATATATAATATCTCGAAGTACAGGGGATCTCAGAGATCTTCCGTACAAATCTAAAAAACTAACCTGATTGCCAATTTGGGCCTTAGGTGATGCGGGTTGATCTGCACCTATCAATCCTCTTACTCTAGTAGTATCAAATGATATTTGACCTTTTTCTCTTTGTAAGATTTCTTGATTTACTTCGGAAAATCCTAGTGGGCCTGTAGTTTTTATAGCCATTTTTCTATATATCTGTGTTTATAATATACTTATTTATATAGAAAAATGGGGACTTTTGTCCCCATTCCGTTTACAATACCGTATAACGGTCTTGCATAATAGTTTCCATCATGATAGATTCTGGAGAGAAACTATCGATGTCACATGATAACAAAGGTTTAACAATTGCTGGGCTAAAACCAGATACTAAAGCAGTACCAGATTTGTCAAACTTCACAGGGGCATTTCCATATGAAGCATTCAAATTCCAAAATATTACTTTCGGTAAAGCGTAACCTGCGTTGCGGTATTTACGTTCAATCATTTCCATTGCAGAATCATCATGTTTAACGCAAGCGTCAAATTGCATGTCTGATAGAATCAAAACCATTTCTGGCATTTCAGATTGTGGAACACCTGCGCTAAGTGCAACTTCAAGAATCTTCTTGAATGCAGCATTAAGGTTAGTACTCATATCCCAATCAGATCTAACCATTTGCTCAATCTTTTTATTGATATTACCTTTCAGTGTAATCAATTCTGGAGTAGAGGAAAAAGTTAAGAATGTATCTTTGAATTTGCCTGTGTTTTTATCTGCTAGGTATAAACCCAGAGATACAGCAACATCCATACAAGTTACACCTGATTTAGAACCACGACCACCTGCAGGGCAGGACATTGAACCTGATACATCTACCAATGGTAGAATATTAGCATCACCGACAAAGTTAGGCAAAGCCTCCCATTGCTTCTGAATAAAATCAAGTTCAGTCTTATCAAATCCACTTCCTAAAGTGGTGATACGACCTTTCAATACATCGTATGGATATACTGCGGCAGCATTAACTTTAACTGCAGGATCTTCACCTTTAACAAGTGCGGCAACATATTCTGCATACTTTTCAGTATGACGATTAAATGCTTTCTTGTAACGAGAAGCTGCCAAAGAAGGAACATGGCTAAAGTTAATGGCATCCCATTCTTTCGCACACATTTGAGTTTCAACAACCTTGGTCATTTCTACAAGGGACTTACGATAGAACTTAGGTGACATTCCGAAGAACTCACGAATTTCTACAGCGATAGGGCCTTGACGAGGAGTCCATTTAGCCGCCAAACCGTTTTTAGCACGCAGGGCATCGCCTAACATTGAGTAAGCTGCTTCTTTCATTTCTTTAGTTTTAAAGACGAACAAGTCATCCCAACGACCAAGTTCTGGCACTTTAGCCAGTAATGCTTTAGCTGCTTCTACGTCGGTCTTTTCCAGGTAAACTAGAATGTCGCGAAATAGTTGTCGTTCACCTGAGCCGCCTCGAACATCTCGAGCCCAAGCTGCTACACGCAATGCCAAGTCTTTATCCTCGACAAATGCTGCAGTAAATGCAGGGACGATGTTCTTGCCGCGAGATGCGCCAATGTTATAAAACAAATCCACAACAGCATTTGCTGTAGATTTGCGAGCTTTCATACCGTTAACAGTACGTGCTTCTTGATTTGCTACTGCTTCTACGAATGTTGACATAATGAACTCCTTTTCAATCAACAGGTTAATTTTTTTACAGTATAAGCGTGTAATTTTAATTGCTGAACTTAACCTAAAAACAACGGGATAGTTGTCTACTTTTTGTTTACAGTGAGAAAATCGAAACTCACCTTGTTGGCTTTGCTTCAGTGATTACCTTCAAAGCAATTAAGCTCCAGTAATCACCACTCCACCCACTCTCTAGTTTTGTTTGTATTGCTGCACCTATCCCCAACTCTTTACGCTGCCATTGCCATGACCTCTTTCAGTCTATCTGCGGCATAGCTTGCTGCAAACGCATTTGGTTTTACCATTGGTACCACATTACAGGTTCCTTTGATATAACCAACCGCTTGCTGAATCACTATAGAACTATTATAACATTCTTTAGGGTTAATGTCAAGATGAATCTGAACTTCACGTTCACCAATTACATCAACCAATTTCTGAAATAGTTCTGCGACTTTGTACACTTCGTTCATTAGACGCAAAGAAGGTCTACTGTTCTTTGCATCATAATCAATTTCTGTTTGTACTTCGCCAAAAATCTTGCAACCGTGACAACCATCGATGTGAACTACCACTGCAAGAGTATAATCTGCGTACCAAAGATTACCTCGTTTGTAGCGTTCAGAGTCCGCACCAATGTATATTTTGGTTTCCGGACTTTGTGCTTCAATGAACGAAGTCACTTCTGCAATGTTTAATTTTTTCATCATACACCTCGTTTGGAGCGGGATACCAGAATCGAACTGGTGACTAAACCTTGGCAAGGTTTCGTTTTACCATTAAACCAATCCCGCATTGTCTGTTACATGTCTTATTATAATATATTTTAATGCCTTTGTCAAGCATTATTTTACATTATTTTTGGCTCCGGTGGAGGGAATCGAACCCCCACTAATGGTTTTGGAGACCATCGCACTGCCATTATACTACACCGGAATAATTATTTTACTAATGGATTGTAAGTATCCTCATACGATAATCCAAGTTCATCATTTATTTTTGCTAATTTGTCTAGCGCATCTTCTGTGGTCAACACATCGTAGTACTCATTTTTATTTGTACCGGTATTGTTTTTTCGCCACTTATTTTGTTCTTCTAATAATTTAAATGCCTCATCTTCTATTTTAGCATCTTCTTCTTTTCTTTTGTCTCTTTGAAAAATTGCATCCCAACGATTTGCATATTCTTCATTACTGACACTAAAAGGTCTTGGGGCTGATCCTTTTCCGCTCATTGTTAACTCCTAATAAATAATAGAACTTAATATATATCTTCCCATGGATCCATACCTTGAACTAGAAGTTTCTATAGAAGCTACCGACGAAGAGATAAAACTCAAATTTAGATCGTTAGCTAATATACACCATCCCGACAAGGGAGGAGACGAAGAAAAATTCAAACGCATAAAAGAAGCGTATGAAATTTTATCTGACCCTATTCGCAAAAAAGCATATGATATGTCAGGAGACGCTGAATCCAATCTTGTAATTAGAAACAGTGACAATAAAATCTGACATGGCAAACAATATTAATATTTGCAACAAATATAAAGAGAATCTAAATAAAGTGATTGTCAGAATAAATGCAAATCATAATAAAAAGAATATATTACTTGAGTCTGTTCAAAATCAAATAGAACAGAGAGATCGCGAACACGAAGACTTTACTCGTCGTATTAAAATTTGCGAACTCGAAATAGAAATACTTAAAGACTATCATTATGGAATAGTTGAACGTATTGCTATATCTCACGATGGTGCTTCCACCGAGGATTGAACTCAGGTCTCAGCCTTACCAAGGCCGTGTACTACCACTGTACTATAGAAGCATTGTGGTACCCTCGAAGGGAATCGAACCCCTATCCCGACGTTCGTAGCATCGTATTCTAATCCGTTGAACTACAAGGGCTAATTGGTTGCGGAGCCTTGGAATCGAACCAAGTACCTTCGGCTTATGAGACCGATGAGATAACCATTTCTCTAGCCCGCAATATTTGGTGGTAATGGTAAGAATCGAACTTACACTTTGCAGCGTATGAAGCTGTTGCACTACCGTTATGCTACACTACCATATATGGTACCAGCGTAGGGACTCGAACCCTATCAAGAACGCTAATCTGGCGCTAAAAGGTTTATAAAACCTCTCTGACTACCCAGTCTCGCTGGCATATCTTTTGGCGGAGAGTATGGGAATCGAACCCATTGACCCTTGCGGATCTACAGTTTAGCAAACTGCTGCCTTACCATCCGGCCCACTCTCCTTGTCTGGCGGAAGCGGTGAGATTCGAACTCACGGAACCTTTCGGTTCGCCGGTTTTCAAGACCGGAGCCATAGACCACTCGACCACACTTCCCTATTGCTGGTAGCTACGGTCGGACTCGAACCAACCACACACGGATTTTCAATCCGTTGCTCTACCTGATGAGCTACGTAGCCATAATTATTTGGGGTGCTTGATGGGATTCGAACCCACGTATATCGGAATCACAACCCGAGGTCTTAACCGCTTGACGACAAGCACCATATAACCGTTGGTCGGTCCTGAGGGATTCGAACCCCCAACCTTTGGTTTCGAAGACCAAGCATCTATCCAATTGATGTTAAGGACCGCTTACCATATAGAAACACACTCGGCTCCCCTTACAACCTTGTTCCTGTCAATTCAGGATGCACCTGGAATGAACCCAGCGGATCCCCTTGGTTGTTTGTATCTGTCAATTCAGATTGAAAGTGTGTTTTTATATGGTAGGGGCACAGAGAATCGAACTATGAACCTTATCAAATACCAAGTAACATCTTAGCCCTTGCGTAATTATTACCTTTTGCCGCAAGACCTGCTTTAAGCAATCCTTGTCTGATATTATTAGATTCTTTTAAGCATTGTAGTAAAAATTCATCAGTGACTTCATTTACCCCATTCTTAGATGGTTTGTTTCTTCCTCGCCAAGTATCAGTTATACTATGACAATTAGGACACAGCCCTTCTAAATTTTCTCTACTATTGTTAGTGGTGTTTCCGTCCTTGTGTTCTAACTCCAATGATATTGGTTTAGTAAACCACTCAGATATACCGCATTTGACACAACAATAATTCTGTTCCTCAAACACCCTACGGCGTCTGTTTTCCATACCCAATTCATCGAACGGCGTGGCATTATATTTGTCTAACCAGGCTTGCTTAATGTTAGCGCGCCATTTGTATAAATCAGATATAACTCTAGTGCTTGGTTTTCCCTTTAAGGATATGCTCTTTTTGTGTTTAGCATCATCAGAAAAAACTCTGCTATTGGCACAACTTCTAGAACAGAATGTTCCTGTTTTGACATGTTTTAACCCGCATTTTGGACAATCTTTCATATCGAACCTTTATTAAAATATTTTAATATTTATAAGAGTTCGATACTAAAGAATGCACTTGGTAGACCTGTCCGGTAACGATCCGGATTTTACGTTGAATGGCTTACGATGGCTACCCGCTTTTCTTTTTAATGTCAAAACAACGAAGGGGTTACGTTGCTTGACGATTATCTTGTGCTTCATCTTTATCTCCTAAAACACTATTATAACATCTTTTTGAATCCGAGTCAAATGCTCGGTTATTTGGCAGAGGGTACTGGGATCGAACCAGTGATGACAGAGTCAAAGTCTGTAGTGTTACCGCTACACTAACCCCCAACAATGAATTTGTAAGCCTACGTCACGTTTATCGTAGATTTATTCAGGACTTACCGGCCGCCTAGCCTGACCTCGTACACGATGGATATCACTTGGGATACTAATCCAGTTTGCAACCATACTGCACCGATCTTACGATCAGCCGGGAGTTGAACCCGTCCCCTTCTACTATATCAGTCCTTCGAAGAAACCTTTATAGCGTGACATTCTCTTGCTGACACTTACAAAACTAATTTGTGGCAGGTGAGGTATCTGTCCATAGCGTCCTATGACTTGCCCATTCTCCTTTTACTTTCCTTACCACAAAACTTGGTGCACCTAACAGGAATCAAACCTGTCTGCGTTTGGCTTCAAATCCAACTCGCAACACAGTCCGGGGCATATAAAAAGTTTTAGTCTTACGGGGCATTTGTTTAGCCGATCCGCCTTGACGCTATTAACGCAGTTTCTAAAACATAACTTGGTGCGCTCTGAACAGATCCACGGACAGATTTAATCACCACTTAAACTAGGTGAACGCATGAACTGGGTGCAGACCGATGGATTCGAACCACCGAGGGAAACTAGTATGTAACGCTCTTTACAGGGCGCCTACCCCAACCGTTATCTGCAAACTTTAAAGTGTAAATGTATTACACTCATTTAACGATTTAAGAAAACGTAAATTTTTTACGTTTACTATTAACCAATTTACTTTTTCTTCTTGAGCTTTAATTGCTAAAGGATTTTTTGGATCTAAATATAAATCATATTCTGGTAAATAAAAATCGGGGAAATAATGTCTAGACTGGCCCTTACTATCGATCCATATCATTGGAGTTTTTGGTCTTATCCAGGAAACATTTAATTTGTCTAATCTCTTAGCCAATGCAACTTCCCAACTGGAATCTAGCATTACTGTAGAATTATCTTTACATTTATATTCTTTTATTGATCGTATTAATCTTCTATGAGGACTGGCTAATGCTTTTTGTTTTATAATATTTTTAGTATCATCTGAATGTTTTTTACCTAAAAAATATCCAGGTTTACCTTTATTTGGAGCAACAGGTATAACTCTACCTTCATCTTTAGCTTTAACATATTGATTTCTAGGATTTTTTATTCGTAATCTTGCATCAATTAATTTATCAGAATATTCTTTTCTTTTAGGATTCATTTTACACCAACGACTATGATTTGCTCGCTGATTTGTATTTAATTCTAAAAAAGAAAAATTACAATATTTACAACAATCTAATTTTTTAAACATATACTACCTTAAAAATGGCCTGCCCTAGTGGATTCGAACCACTGACCTACAGCTTAGAAGGCTGTTGCTACTATCCAGCTGAGCTAAGGGCAGTTGATATATTATTTATAAAATTAAGACTTTTGAACTATCCGTTGAACTATCGGCAGTTATTTGGTGCCCTCTGTCGGATTCGAACTGACCACCTACGGATTACAAAACCGTTGCTCTACCAAATGAGCTAAGAGGGCAAAAATTTATTTGTCTAGTACTGCAACAATGTTTTCTTCATCGATCATAACACGTTGTGCTCCATCGACATTTACCACAGTACATTTATTCCACAACATATAAATGTCATCGCCAACCTTGACCTCAGTAACATCTGGGCCAATGGCAATAACTTTACCTGTCTTTGAATCACCGTAACCTTGAGTACCCTCAAGAATAATGCCAGACTCTGTTTGTGTCTCACGGGCATTCTCTGCAACGAGGACTTTTTTCTTCAATGGTGTAACTATCATGTGATTCCTAAAATGGTACCTGGTCACGGTATCGAACCGCGGACCCTCTCCGTGTAAAGGAGACGCTCTACCACTGAGCTAACCAGGCAAAAATTGGTGGAGACGGATGGATTCGAACCACCGTGCTGTTAAGAACAGATTTACAGTCTGCCGCAATCGACCTCTCTGCCACATCTCCAAAAATAACAGGATGCTTATTTTTCAATTACAAGTTGAATTTTTTTATTTGCTGGACGCATCCTAAACTTGGCTCCCCAGGGTGGGATCGAACCACCGACACCCTGATTAACAGTCAGGTGCTTCTACCGCTGAGCTACTAGGGAATATACTTTACTCTTTTGTTTTTTCTTCTTTACGAGAATTCTTTTCTTCAGTAATTTCGTTACGTCTTGCTTTGATCTCTTTTGACATCTCTGCTAGAGCTTTGCGAGCACGTGTGCCTGCTGCCGAATTACCTTTTTCAAATTTCTCATTCTCTTTCAAATATTCTTCAAAACGATCTCTAATATTAATATGTGCACTCATAATTTTCCTTTAAAATTTACTGGTCTCGGTGGCAAGAATCGAACTTGCGCTACATGGTCCCAAACCACGGGTGATGCCATTTCACTACACCGAGTATGTTGTTGGTGGAGGATAGCGGGGTCGAACCGCTGACTGAAGCTTGCAAAGCTACTGTGTTCCCAACTATACCAATCCCCCATTTTTATATATGGTGCCCCAGAGGGGACTCGAACTCCTAAAATTTGGTGCGGATGGTGAGACTCGAACTCACACGCCTTTCGACACGAGCTTCTAAGACTCGCATGGCTACCATTACATCACATCCGCTTTTTCCTGCCACCTTTATGGTTTGCAGATATTTTTGCTTTATGTTCTTCTGATTTAGATTTACCTTTATTTCCTGCGCCACTTTTATTTTTTAATTTACTTTTGCTCGCAATATTTTTTGCTTTTTCTAAACCATGTTTTTCTACCATTCGTTCCCAAATAGTTTTACCGCCGTTAACTACTTGATCTTGCCTATTTTCTTGAGCAGTACCCCAATACATATGATTAGGATTTCCGCAAGCAGCATTGTTGCAAGCATGACATAAATGTATCTTATGTCCAGTGGGAATACTTGTGTCTAATTCGTGTGCTAATAGTCCTTTAAAATAATAACTACCTGCTCCTCTTTCAATACAATTTTCATCTAATTTAAGGTGTTCTTGTCTTTTATCTTTTGATAATTCTATATATTCGTATATGTCCTTCATGATTTTCCTTTTAGGTATATACAATATATATGGTATCTGTGTTTTTAGCCACGTCTACCAATTCCACCATCGGGGCAAAATAACAATCATGGCGCACCGTAGGGGACTCGAACCCCTGGCCTCTTGCGTGACAGGCAAGCGATCTAACCAACTGAGCTAACGGTGCAAATTTGTTACTTGTTTCTATTATAACATCTTTATAATATATGTCAAGCATTATATTGGAGTATCGGGAGGGAATCGAACCCCCGGTTTTCAGGATTTGCAATCCCGTGCATTGGACCGCTCTGCCACCGATACATTACCATTATTCTGTAGCCTATACTATATGCCCACTCTCAACCGCTTTACTCGAGTTTACGGTTTATTGAATAGGTTACATAACACTAGGCCAAGTCTCTGAGCTTATAAGCCACAGAATAATGGCGTCCCGCACGGGATTCGAACCCGTGTGACCAACGTGAAAGGCTGGTATCCTAGGCCGCTAGATGAGCGGGACATAAAAACATATTAAATTACACTGGGTGTTTGATAGAAATAACAGTTTTAAACCTGCCCTACCGTGTCGTCCACGGACTTGTCTATCAACCACATTACTTGCCAAGCTGTTCCAGCGCGACTACTGATCTAAGCCTAAGCCGATTTCCATCTTTCATGTAACTTAGCAGAGCCTAGCCGTCACTAGGATTTAATTCTCTGCATAAATTACCTACTGGCTTGGTAACCAATGTAATTTAATATGGTCCTTTCGACAAGAATCGAACTTGTGTCTACCGGTTATCAGCCGAGTGCTCTACCATTGAGCTACGAAAGGGTTGGTACGCAAATTTTAAATGAACCTTGTCTCGATCACGATCAACCGATAACACTATTATAAAACACTTTTATAACTTTGTCAAATCTAAAAAGAATAACCCTTTAGCTTGCTATGTTACTGAAACCTTTCGGTTTCTTTGTTCTATGTCTTGATTATAACACCTTTTAGTACCCGAGTCAAATGCAAGGGTATTAATAAAAAGGTTTTAAGAAAGGAAAACCTCGGACTTTAGGGTACCGAGGTCTTTGTATAAGAAAAATTACTTTACATTAACCCCGATGCAGACTCCAATTTGACTCTGTGCGTGCAAAGGCAACTTGTGGCAGTCTGCCATAAGAATCTTTACATATAATGGGTTGATGATGAAGCATTTGCTTTCCTTTAAACATATAATTTATTTATACAACCTGACACCGTCAAACGTCGTCTCTTAAAGATTTATTTACTCTAATTGCGCTATCAAGTACACCTAAATGTACACCATTGCTTTCTGCAAATTTTAACAGGGCCGAAGTGTCCTTCGGAAAGCACATACCACCGAATCCGAATTTTCCGTCGGGGCCTGGTACTT